CAAATGGTAGCTCAAGGTGCCTCAGATGAAGAAATACAAGCATTTTTAGAGCAAGTTGGTATTACCATGGAAGAATTACAGATGGCTAGGGAGATGTTCGGCATATAATGAAACTACGTGCTTTAAGAGAGCTTTTTCAAAAACTTACTGGTAGGAAGAATCCAGATGATTACATTTATGGCACTGATATTCCAATTGTTCCTGGCAAGCTGGATGAATTAGCTGAAGCAAGAATAATGAAAGAGGCTGACGATGCAGTAGCAAAAGCTAGAGCACAAGGTATGTTTGACACTCCTGAATACGCTGAATACGTAAAAAGATCTAATAAAAACATAGATAAAATTTTAGAACAATATAAAACAAAAACAGGACCTTTTCAAAGAAGTGGTTTACGTAGTATTTTAGACCCAAAAACAGATGCTGACGTGATGAAGCTTCTAAAAGTAGCTGGTCCAGTAGCGGGCATTGGTGTAGCAGATATGTATGATGCTACAGAGGGTTTTACTGAACCTTACAGTTTAGATAATAGAATGTCGCTAGATCCAGAACAGATAGGTAGAGCAGCGGCTAGAATGGGCAAAAGTATTTCAGAAGCGGTAGATGAAGCCTCTGGACTTGTTGAGCAAGCAGCTATGCCTGCAACGTTGTTTTTTCAAGAAATACAACAAGGCTATCAAGATGAACTTGAACGTCAAAGAAACATGGAAATGTATGGTCAACCCACTGTTCCAGAGCTAGAATCTGGAGCTATAGAACCTGTATCTCTATTATTTGCTGAGGGTGGCCCTGCAGAGCTTGGCATGGACAACGAGCCTAGATTTGCCGAACGACCACCTTTTTCTCAAATATTTACTATCGAAAACGATATACAGAATAAATATAGAGAGTACGAAATGGCTGTAAGAAACAATGAATTATTACGAGCTCAAAATTTAGTAAATGAAATAGATCAACTTGAGCAACAAAAAATCATGATTCAAAATCAAGCGGGCAGAACTATGTCTGATAGAGACTTACTTGGAGAAAGAGGCAGAACTATGTCTAATAGAGACATGGAAATCACCAACATTCTAGAATCTATATCTCAATAGCCTACCATGGCTGCACGTAAAGAAATATTAGCAGATCTTAGTACCAAGATAGCTGAAGGTAAGATGCGTGAAGCCTATCGTACGTTTGAAGAACTACCCATAGCTGATCAGATCGCTGTTAGTCTCTCTCCTATTGTAGGTGATGCACTCGCAGCTTATGAAGTTGGTGAGTTTGGTGCGAGAGCAAGAAAAAACCTACAAGAGGATGACTTGCTAGGTGCACTAGGTAATGTATCCCTATCTGCTCTATCTGGTATTAGTTTAATTCCTTTATTTAGAGTCCTTCGTGGTGCTAGGGGTGCAACAAAAACTGGAGCAAAAGCACTTGATACTCCAACGAAAGCCAAACCCCCTATTGGCGAGCCGTTGCAACTCTCAGCACCGAAGGTTCAAGAGGTTGTAGAAGAGGTAGAACTACCAAAGGTGATTCCTTTTCAAAAGAAATTTGCCCCCGAGCTAACATATCAACTTGACCCCACAGGCACAATTAACATGCAATCCAAAGCAAGAAACTTCTTACATGGTCATTTTGGTAAAATAGGAAAACTTGATAATGCTAGCATTGATGAATGGATTGAAGGCTTCAAAAAAGCTGGCGTACCTGAAGGTGAACTTAGGATTCTTAATATTTTAGATCAGTTTAACGAACCAAATCAAAAACTATTATTAGAGCTTAAAGGCAACGAAAAAATAAGCAAAGGCTTCCTTGATCAATATATGGCTCGTCAGCAAAGAGATGCTTTACAAGTACGTAATGTACCGCCAGGACAACGTGAATTATCAGATAGATACTTAAATCAAGCTTCAAAGAATACAGAAAAACAAAAACTTTATTTTGTAAGGGGTGCTGGCGTACAAAGAGGCCAGACAAGACATTATAAAGATGTTGAGTTTGAGCCTGATGTAGTGTTACCAACAGAAGTCCCTCAATCACTTACTGGTAATACAGCTTATGTATTTGATGGAGTTGGCACTAATAAGCCATTAGAAAGATTTGAGGCAATAAAGACTGCTAGGGAAGCTGGTGAGAGTCATACATCTGTCTCTCAAGCATTTTTTGAACCAGATGGTTTAAAAAAAATAGAAAAAGGCTTAAAAGAATTAAATATGAAACCAGATGATAAATATGTCGACATTTTTAGAGTGCAATCAGATTTTGTCGGTGAGGTTGGCTCTAGTGAAAACTTTATCAATCCAAAAAACATAAAAAAAGAGATTATAGAAAAACAAAAATACAATACAGCAGTAGATCAAATAAATCCTATCTTAGCTGCAAACCCAGACGCTGCCTTGCAAAAAAAGTTACGAGAAAGTGTATTAGCAATTGAACGCCCCACGGCACGTGTTGGTGACGCTTTTGAGCTTGATCTTAGAGATGTCGAGATTGCAACGAACAAGCCTTATCAAGCATCTGTGCAAAAAACACCAGAAGAAATATTTTACATGTTAGATGAGACAGGATCTAAACAAAAATATGCTAATGTGCCCGATGACCCAGATCAACTTAAAGCAGCTTACCTAAATGATGTTATAAACCCAGACGAAAAAGCGTTTTCAGTTACCCTTGATAACGGCACGAGGTTGTTAAGAAAATATATAATTCCAGAAGTAGATCAATACAATTTTGGCTCTGGTAAATACCAAATTGACCCTTATTTTGAAAAGTCTACTACCAATACTCATAAATTACCTGTGCGTTACAACATACTTGAAGCTTTAGCACGCGGGGATGACGGCATACATATTGGCTCTACACAGGCAAAAAACGAAGCCTCTCCAAGGGCAGTTATTGAAAGATATGCACAAGGCGAAAAAGAAATAAATAAAATATTAGAAGAACTAGGCTTAAGTGGTAAGCCAGGTATTAAATCGCAAATTAAAGATACAGTATCAGAATTTGACGGCACCTATCTTAAATTTACTGATGAGTTTAAAGATGCTGTAAACAAAAAAGGCATCTATGCTTTTAAAGATGGTGGACGTGTAGACATAGATGCTATGTTAGCTGAGTTATGAAGCTTGCCCATTTATCTGACCAAGAAATAAAAGAAACTTTAGTCCTGCAAGAACGACTAGAAACGCTTAACAAACAAGAACAATGTCATAACAGCTTCTTGTTCTACGTAGAACAAATGTGGCCAGATTTTATTTGTGGTCGCCACCACGAAATCTTTGCAAAAAAGCTAGAAGATGTAGCTAATGGCAAAATCAACAGGCTAATTGTGAATATGCCACCAAGACACACTAAGTCTGAGTTTTGCTCAACCTATTTTCCTGCGTGGATTATGGGTAAACAACCTAATCGTAAGATCATGCAAACCACTCACACAGGTGAACTTGCCGTAAGATTTGGTAGAAAAGTGAGAAACATGATGGATTCTGTCGAATACAAAAGAATCTTTGACAATGTAGAACTGCAAGCCGATTCTAAATCTGCAGGTAGGTGGGAAACCAACAAAGGGGGTGAATATTTTGCTGCAGGTGTCGGTGGCGCTATTACAGGTCGTGGTGCCGATCTATTAATTATTGACGATCCACACTCCGAACAGGATGCTTTGAGTCCAAGTGCACTAGAATCTTGTTGGGAGTGGTACACCTCTGGGCCTCGACAGCGTTTGCAACCAGGTGGTGCCATTATTGTAGTGATGACACGTTGGAGTACGATAGATCTTACTGCAAAATTACTTGATGCACAGAAAGAAGAAGCTGCAGATCAGTGGGAGATAGTCGAGTTTCCTGCTATTTTTCCCGATACAAACAACGCTTTATGGCCAGAGTTTTGGGATATAACTGAATTAGAGAAGGTAAAAGCATCCCTGCCTGTACAAAAATGGAACGCTCAGTGGATGCAGAACCCTACTTCAGAGGAAGGTTCAATCATTAAGCGAGAATGGTGGAATATTTGGGAACATGACGAAATGCCATCTGTTAGCTACATCATTCAAAGCTATGATACTGCTTTTTCTAAGAAAGAAAACGCTGACTATTCTGCTATTTCTACTTGGGGTGTGTTTCGTCCAAACGCAGACTCACCTGATTGCTTAATTTTGCTAGATGCACAAAAGGGCAGATGGGATTTTCCAGAACTTAAACGTATTGCGTTTAACGAGTACAAGTACTGGGAGCCAGATATGACGCTAATCGAAGCCAAAGCCTCTGGCACACCGTTAACGCATGAACTTAGAAGACTAGGTATACCAGTGGTTAACTACTCTCCTACTAGAGGACACGATAAATCCACCCGTATGCACTCCGTTGCACCTATTTTTGAGTCAAGTTTAGTCTATGCACCTCAACGCAAGTTTGCTGAAGAGATGATTGAGGAGTGTGCTGCCTTCCCTTTTGGTAAAAATGATGATTTATGTGATACTATGACTCAAGCTCTGATGCGTTTTAGAGAAGGTGGTTTAGTATCTCTTGAGGATGACTATTCAGACGAAGAAAAAGCACCAGTTAGAAGGGTATATTACTGATGGCAATTGAAAAAGACATAAATCCAACCGTTTTAAATGAAGAAAACCAAGTGCCTTTGGGAAATGAGGGTATGGATGTTGTGGTTGATGCCGTAGCTGACGCTAATGAAGAAGATTTTGTTATGCAAGAAGACGGTAGTGCAATACTTGAATCAAGCATACAAGAGCCAATACAAACTGGATTTGATGAAAACTTAGCAGAAATGTTAGATGAGACTGAACTTATGCGCATTTCAAATCAATTGATTGACGGCATCGAAAAAGACAAGTCATCTAGAGAAGATTGGGAGAAAACATACACAGACGGTCTGAAATATTTAGGCATGAAGTTTGATGATGAAAGATCTGAGCCGTTTGAAGGTGCATCTGGAGTTATTCATCCATTATTAGGCGAAGCAGTCACAACTTTTCAAGCACAAGCGTACAAAGAACTCTTGCCATCTGGCGGCCCTGTAAAAACACAAGTCATTGGTGCCTATGATGATGTTGTTGAGGAACAAGCACAGAGAGTTAAAGAGTTTATGAATTATCAGATTGTTCATGTTATGGAAGAATTTGATGAAGAATTAGACCAAATGTTGTTTTACCTGCCATTAGCAGGATCTGCATTTAAAAAAGTTTATTATGATGAAGGATTAGGCAGGGCAGTTTCTAAATTTGTAGCTCCTGAAGATTTGATAGTTCCTTATTTTACTACGGACTTAGAAACTTGCCCTCGCATCACTAATGTAGTGAAAATGCCTGAAAATGAGGTAAAAAAACTACAAGCTATAGGTTTTTATAGAAAAATTGACATAGAAACAGGCGATGAAGAGTCAGTAACCTCTGACGCAAAAGAGGAAATAAACAAATTATCTGGTTTGGAGCCGTCTTATGACACAGGAGAGGTGTCTTTATTGTACGAAGTGCATTGTAACCTTGAAATAGATGGTTTTGAGGATCTGGATGCAGATGGTATGCCAACTGGCGTAAAACTGCCATATATTGTAACCCTAGATGCTAATTCAAATGATGTTTTATCCATACGCAGAAATTTTGTAGAAACAGATCCCTTAAAAAACAAAATTGAGTATTTTGTGCATTTTAAGTTTCTACCAGGTTTAGGGTTCTATGGTTTTGGTTTAACACATATGATTGGTGGTTTGTCCAAAGCCTCAACCTCAATACTCAGACAACTTATTGATGCTGGGACATTAGCTAATCTACCTGCTGGATTTAAAACCCGTGGCATTAGAATAAGAGATGAAGATACACCTATCCAACCTGGTGAGTTTAGAGATGTTGATGCGCCTGGTGGCTCGTTACGAGAATCCATACAACCTCTACCATTCAAAGAGCCTAGTAGTACTTTACTCAGCTTACTTGGTATTTTGGTTGATGGTGGTAAAAAGTTTGCTTCTATAGCTGAAATCAACACAGGGCAAGGCAATCCCAACGCACCTGTTGGCACAACATTAGCTTTACTTGAGAGATCAACAAAGGTTTTATCAGCTATACACAAAAGATTACATAACTCACAGAAAAAAGAATTTAAGTTGCTTGCACAAGTGTTTCAAGAATACTTACCTCAAGAGTATCCCTATGCTATTGCTGGTGGCCAAGCAAATATAAAATTAAGTGATTTTGATGAAAGAGTTGATATTTTTCCTGTATCAAACCCAGATATATTTAGCCAGTCACAAAGAATAGCTATGGCACAGGAGATGATGCAATTAGTACAATCTAATCCAGAAGTGCATGGACAAAGTGGTATTTATGAATCATACAAAAGGATGTATGCGGCCATAGGTGTGGATAATATTGATAAAATTTTACAACCACCGCCCCCTACTGATCCAAAGCCAATTGAAGCAGGATTTGAGAACAACCAACTTTTATTAAGTCAACAAGCACAAGCTTTTCCACAACAAAACCATGACGCACATATAGCCACGCATATGGCATTGTTAAAGTCACCACCTGTGCAGATGAACGCACAAGTTCAATCTTTAATTCATTCACACATCATGCAACATTTACAAATGAAGGCAGATGCTTTAGGTAGACAACAAATGCCTCCAGAAATGCAACAACAACTGCAACAACTTGAACAACAAGCACAACAAGCATCACCCGCAGAAGCAGAGCAACTTGCCCTACAAGTCAATGACATGATAGCTCAATTTTCTTCACCCATCATGGCAGAGCTTGTCACTGAATTTATGCAACAGATAGAAGCACCTACTGACGAAGATCCATTAGTTGCTATTAGAAAACAAGAATTAGCATTGCGAGGCCAAGAATTATCTATGGAGCAACAACAATTCTTACAAGAAGAACAACGGAAAGCACAAGAGGCACAATTACGTGCAACAGTAGATCGTGAGAGAATAGAAGCACAAGAAGATATAGCAGATTTACGTGACGACACTGCAAGAGAAAGGCTTGAACAACAAGCCCGTTTTAAAATGTTAGATTTGCAAAATAGAAAATAAAACTTGCAAAAATAAAAATAGAGCCACATAATTAGGCACATGATTAAAAGAACAGAGATCAAACAACAGAAAACCCCCACCCCTTTGAAGAATAAAAATCCTTATAGTAATAAGGGTAGTGTTTCTTTAAAGTCTGATGCTGGCACTTTTGATGCAAATACCACACCAAAACCAGGTATGGGTAAAGGCAAAGCAAGAGGGATGGGAGCCGCAGAATTTGGCGGTAAGTTTTCTGGTGTTTATTAATGTCTGAAGCTTGGTTAAGTAAAAAGTTTTTAAAAGAGCTAGAACTTAGAAGAGAAGACATTACAGACACAATGCTCGCAGGGTGCAAAGACCATGCACAATACGAGTTTTTGCGTGGGCGTTACAGTTCTCTCGCTGACGCAGAAAATATATTTAGAGAGCTGCTAGGAAGGGTAATACAAGATGACATCGAAGATACAGGTTCCTGAACATATAGCCAAAGAAATAGAAGCAGAAAAAGCTGCAGTAAAAGAAGAAGAAACAAAAGAAGAAGTTAGTCAAGAATTACCATACGTGTCACAAGAGGCACGTGTTCTTGACCCTACACTTCTCGACAAATCAATTTTAGAGCGTATGCCACAACCAACAGGTTGGCGTATTTTAATACTGCCTTACAAAGGTAAAGGTGTAACTGAAGGTGGTATTCATTTAGTACAACAAACTTTAGATAGAGAATCTCTAGCTACAGTTGTGGGGTATGTTGTAAAAATGGGTCCTGATTGCTATAAAGATGCAAATAAATTTGCAGAACCTTGGTGTCAGGAAAAACAATGGGTATTGATTGGCAGATATGCTGGTGCTCGTTTCAAACTCGGAGATGAATCTGAATGTAGAATCATTAATGATGATGAAGTCATAGCCACAATCTTAGATCCAGACGATATTCTTGCAGTTTAGGAGAAAAAATGGCAGAAGAAAACACACAAGCAGTTGAAGAAACAGACATAGAAGAGGGTGAAATTGTTGAACTAGATCCTGTTGAGGAAGATCAACCCGTAACAACTACTACTGAAACCAACGATGTTGAGGCAGAGGCTGTTGTAGAGGATGTTTCAGA